GTCAGTGAGAGGATAGTAAAAAGAGTTAACAGTATGCGTATCATGGGCGTAAGATACCGCACATTGAATATAAATGGAGAAAAAATATGGTGCCTGGGAGAGGACTTGAACCTCCACGGAGCATATATACCACCTTTAGTTCCAGTAAGTTACTGTTTTATTTGTCTGTAGTTGTTCCTCTTTGTCTGTTAGAGTATGATTCTAGCATACCCACCGCACACCGGCAAAGGACATGAAGAAGAAAATCACCCAAACATTAGTTAAACGGTTAAAGAAAATATACTCAGATGAGTCCAGTCCATTTATCACTGAGAATGGAATCAAAAAATACCGTTATGAGATCAGAGACACGCTAACAAAAGGCTTTCTGATTCGTGTAAACAAGACAAGAGCATCCTACGCGGTAAATTATTCCAGGGGGAAAACCCATCACATTGGTTATGTAGATGTGAAAACAATCCAAGAAGCGAGGACTGTAGCCAAAAACATACTGTCTGAATGGGATCAAGGAAGGGGGGTATCACCGGAAAAATCAGAATTGATGAGAGAGAGGGTACGGCAGAGTGTTCTAACTCTGGGTGAATTTATAAAACAGAAAGATGGATGGGGTGATTGGGTCGCTCTGAATCGGAAAAGTGGATCTAGAACGCTGCAGCTTGTTAAAACACAATTTGGATTCATATTTGATAAGAAGCTGGATGAGATAACAGTAGAGGATCTAGATAAATGGCGCACCAGGAGGTTAGCGGACAACAAAGCAGCATCAACAGTCAATAGACAGATTAACGCGCTGAGGAGCGTGTTTGCGCTTGCTGAAAAATGGGGGCGTGTTGAAGTGAATCCTCTAAAGGGATTTGGCAAGCTCAAAGAACCTTCAAAAGGGAGGGTTCGTTATCTGTCAGAAAGTGAAGAAAAGCGGTTGCGAGCATCATTACGGGATCGTGATGCACTTAAGAGGGAAAAACGAAAATCAAATAATCGTGATCTAAAGATTAGAGGTGGTGTATTGCTGGATGATTACTCAGGAAGTAAGTATGTGGATTACCTGGAACCGTCAGTGTTGCTATCAATGAATACGGGTTTGAGGCGTGGAGAATTGATGCAACTAACCTGGAAGGATGTTTCTAGGTCATCAATACATGTCAGGGCAGAAGTTACGAAAAGTGGTTCAGAGCGACATATCCCATTAAATAAAGAAGCGAGAGAGATAGTTTCCAGATGGCGCAAGCAGTCAAAAGGTGAAATGTTGATGCCGATAAAGTTCATGCAGAAAGCGTGGGAAAGGATCTTGAAGATTGATTCAAAAATTGATGATTTTCGTTGGCATGATCTGAGACACCATTTTGCATCTATGTTGGTCATGAATGGTGTACCACTAAACACAGTGCGTGAGCTACTAGGGCACTCAAACATTGATATGACTATTCGATACGCGCATCTAGCACCAGAGCATCTAGCAGAAGCTGTTGAGCTGATTGGGGAGAGAGTGTGATGGAAAAAAAAGGAGTTTTATATGATCATCTGCCTGAGTTTGCGGGGAATGATCGAGCTGTTGCTGAGTTACTGGTTCATGGGTTCATGAGTGATCTGGAAAAGGGGATTGTGTCTCATCAAATGATGAGAGGTTACATGGTTTCATGTTTTCAGAGGTTACTTGATGGAGATAATCCTAAACATGCTTTCAATCTTGTAAAACCATCGAATGCGCCAAAGAAGGAAGCACGAGACAAGGAAGTTCTTGTTCGTTTTCTTGAGTTAAGAGAGCAAGGAAAGGATCGACAACAGGCATATGGAATTATTGCTGATGAGCTTGTTGGTGATCTGAAGGATAGAACTGTGAAGGATCTTGTTGAGAAGGTGCAAAAAGTGCCTGAGTATCTTAAAGAATTCGAATGGCGAAAGGGATTGGATCCAGAGTTGCAGGAATTATTTAGGGAAAAGTATAAGACGGATTTTTGTAAGAAGTAGCCGTAATAAGGAATTTCTTTTTACGGTAGATTATCAATCGAGTTGTAAAAAGGTACGCATTAATCTTCCTCTGTCTTTCGAGTGACAGGAGAAGAAAATGGAAAAAATTTGTAATCCAGAAGCGGCAGCATATTCAATACCAGGTGTTATGTCAGTCCTGGGTGTTAGTCGGCAAACTATCTATAACGCAATTGCAGAAGGTAAGCTAACCAGTTTTCGTATCGGCAATCGTCGTTTAGTCTCAAAACATGCTCTTGAGGATTTCATTAGAAAAGCTGAGATGGAGTCTAGAGCGTGAGCAAGATATTTGCTATCACAACAGATAGCAGATCTCGAACAATCTTATCCAAGCATGGTGAGCATTACAGGACGCATTTCAGTCTTTGTTACATGCCAATGCGGGGAGAGAGGTTTTTTCTTTGTTATACAGGGAAATTCCCACCTGATAATGCATCCACCATATCAAACAGATTATTAGTTAATGGTGCAGATATCTCATGGGTCAATCTAGATAGAAAAGATTGTTGCATGGTTCGTTGGGCAATAGATATAGCGCGTGGTATTGCTTGAAATGAGCAAAGAGCCGTGGGTACCTGGTGAAGGGTATATTGGTGTTCCAAAGCATCTAAAGAATATTCCAGTTAAGCAGCTAAATAGATTTGCGGATTGGTCTGAGGAGTTATCTGAGGAGCCTGTTCGAGAAATCTCTATTGCTGGAGCATTAGCGTTTGGAAGTGTTCTATGTGGTAGAAGATATATCTCATGCAACTCAAACACCACCGCGCTACAGCTGGCAGTGATTGCACCAACAGGTGGCGGTAAGAATTTTATAAAACAGGCTATCCAGATGGCCTTGTTTGAGTCTGGTCAAAAACATCTTGTTGGGGGTGGTAACTATACATCTGAGGCTGCGATCCGCAGCATGTTGATGCAGTCACCAACTAAAGTCTCAATTATTGATGAGTTTGGAGATAAGTTGCGTGCTGCAACCAAAGCAAAAGAGAGTCAACAAGAGAGGGCATTTGAGGCACTAAAAGAAATTTATTCTGATGCTGATGGTCTATGGATGAAGAATGAGTATTCGGCCTTCAATAAATCAGATTCGCAGATAGAGCAACAGAATTCATCTGACATTCATTGTCCAAGCCTCACGGTCATTGGTCTATCAACAAAAGGACAGATGATGGATGCGTTGAATGACAGTCATATTGAGGGTGGGTATGTAAATAGGATGGTATTTGTTGATGCGTCTAATGAAGGGTTTAGAGAGCGCAACAAGATCAATAAGTCGGTACCAGGGTGGATACCAAAGTTTTGTGAGCAGGTTCGTGGGATATCTTCTGAGAGTTACAAGGAAAAACCAGAGTGGATTGATGTCAATTTTGAGGATGATGTTCACAAGAAGTTTTCCTCACTAAAAAAGGATATCAGGTCAAAGTTTGGTTCGGACGATACTACATTCAGTTTGACTCGCAGATGGCGTGAGAACGCTATGAGGATCTCGACCATGTTGGCTGCATGTGATAACCCAAAGCATCCATATGTAACCATGGAGATTGCTGAGTGGGCGATTGATTACGTGTGCTTTCATGGAGAAAGATTTATTAGCCTGGTTAGCAACAACAGGCCAGCATCATTGTTTGAACGCAACAAGAATGCATTCCTGAATGCTCTACGTGCTGCAGGCCAGAATGGAATATCACTAACAAGGATGGGAAGGATTGCACCATTCAGAGCATTTAAGTCCAGAGAGAAGATGGAGATTCTTAAAGAGTTGGCAATTGATGATCTTGCGTATTCAGTAGTCGATAGGGAATCAACAGCCAGAAAGAAACCTGTTACCTGGTATGCAACAAGAAATTAAGAAACGCACAAACGCACAAACGCACAAGGGGGTGTTTGGTTGTTTATTTTGAATAGTTGGGGATTGTATGAGTGTAAAAAGGGGTGTGTGTGTATTTGTGTATTTATTAAATATATATAGATAAAGAATATATAAAACAAGACATTAAAGAAGATAAGAAATGAACAGGGGTGGATTGTGTTTCTGTTTGTTTCTAGTGTGATATGAGAATTAAAACGATACCAAATGAATGTGAGAGTACAGACGACAAGGAGCGATGGCCTTATGTGTAGCAAGGTACTTCCTAGCCTTTCCTATGCGGGTGATTCGTGGGCGCAGTTTAAGTTTAGTTGCAGAAGTTCCTTAAGGGGGTTGGATTGTGGGTATTGAGATAGATCAACCAGGCAAGCAAAAAGAGTTGGGGGATCTGTTGGGTGTCAGCGTAACAACCATTGGTCAGTATGAGCAGCGCGGTATATGGGAGCGTAACGATACTTTGCGAGTACAGCTGCATAAATATATCTCATACCTCAGAGAGCGTGCTGCAGGCCGTGCAGCTGCAGGTGGTCTAGATCTAGCAACAGAGCGAGCAGCATTAGCAGCGATCCAGAAGGAGAAAGTTGAGTTGGAGGTACAAAAAATGCGAGGTGATCTGGTGGATGCATCGGTTATCAGGCGCGAGATTTTTACCCTGGCAAGACATGTAAGAAATTCATTTCAGTCATTGCCAAACCGAGTTGCACTACAGGTTGCGGCAGAAGGTGATCATCGTGTGGTTTATGAGTTATTGGAGGGTGAGGTTGATCAGGTTCTATTGGAGCTGGTGAACCAGTTAGAGAAAACAAATTTTAATCAGATACAACAGGAGAACAGAGAATGAGCAAAAAACCAATACAGGTTCCAGATCCTATTGCTATGCGTCCAGAGGTAATGCACAACAAGGATCTATGTAAACGCTATGGCGATATGGTGACTTGCTACGATCCAGAGAGAAAGGCAGGTGGAGTGATTGATGTAAGCGAGGCAAGTCCGCAATGGTGGTTGTTTGTACCATGTACTCCGGAACAGTTTGCAGATAAAACCTCAAAAATAATTGCGGGTCATGCGGGTTTGAAAGAGAAATTTAGCGCGGCCAGAGATAACAAACCAATATGGAATTAATGTTTAAAATTTCCAGAAAATCACTGGTGTTATGCTTTTGTGACTGTTACATTGTTATCAACGTTTCTGCTTCGTCAGAACCTTGTAGAACCAGTTCAATTGCTTCGCGCTTGCTGGCGGCCTGCAGGGTAGGCACTGATAGAAGGGAAGGATTCGCGAAAGCGTATCCCCGCAACGTGCTATCGATTGGTTCTCAATTTTGAGGACTATATTTTGGTGCGCTGCAGGGATACGTTTTTTTTGTTCCAGGTGGCGCGTAATTAGAAGGTGTTCGTAAATGAATAAATCTATGACGCGAACCGTCACAATTGATCATACCCGTGCAGATGAAGAATCACGCACAGTCGATGCCACTCTATCAACAGAGTATGGCGTTAATCGTTCATACGGTAACGAGATCTTGTTGCATGAATCAGATGCGGTAGATCTAACACGTACACCATTTCCATTAGTTGTTTCACATGATACGAGCGAATTACCGATTGGCCTAGTTGAACAGGTTCGTCTAGTTGGTCGCAAGCTAAAAGGCGTGTTGCGTTTTGGTGAATCAGAAAGAGCTAAAGAGATATGGGCAGACGTGAAATCAGGGGTAATTCGTAATCTCTCCGTGGGGTATCGAATCCATGACAGCAGAATGGATGGTGAGGATTTAATTGCAACAAGTTGGGAGCCGTATGAGGTTAGCGCGGTTGCTGTTGGTGCAGATCCGCACGCAGGTATTGGTCGTTCAATGAAAAAGGTAAATAAAATGGAAAATATGAGTCGCAGTGAACGCAAGGCACAGAAGCGTTCTAATGAAGATGTTGTTAATGATATTAACGAGATTTTACATCTCGGAAAACAGCATGGTGAGATGGAGATGGCACAGGATGAGGTCAGAAATGGCACATCACTGGAAGATTTTCATTCTAAATTGTTGGGGCGTATTGCTATGTCAAAAATGAATTTCTCTACTACTAAACCAGAAGGGAATGCAGTGATTGGGATGAATCAGAGTGAGGTGGATAACTTCAGTTTTGTTCGTGCAATCAGGGCGCATCATACTGGTGATTGGCGTAGAGCTGGCCTTGAGCGTGAGGCGATCCAGGCGGCTGCAGATATGGTTGGGAAGTCCACAGAGAATATCGTTATCCCACCAGATATGATGCAACGTGACTTTACCAAGTCAGGCACTTCCAGTGCATCGATTCAAACTACCATTCTCTCATCATCTTTTATCGATATTCTGCGCAATCACTCATTGTTGCTGGATAGAGTTCAGATGTTGGCGGGTCTGGTAGGTGATGTTGCTATTCCACGCATGAGCGGATCTGCTACATCCTATTGGGTTGCAGAGGGATCAAATGTTACTGAGTCCACACCTACACTGGATCAGGTAACACTACAGCCCAAAACTGTTGGTGGCCTGGTGGATATCTCCAGAAAGATGCTGCTGCAGTCTACGCCAGATGCAGAGATGATGATTCGTAATGATCTCGGCATGGTTCTGGCGACTGAGGTTGATCGTGCAATCATCAACGGTTCCGGATCAGGTGCAGAGCCAGAGGGCATACTAAATGCTTCTGGTATTGGTAGCGTAGCAATTGGTACCAATGGTGGCGCGCCTACCTGGAATCACATGATGGAGCTTGTTGAGGACGTTGCGGCTGCAAATGCAGATAACGGTGGTGTCTTCATTACTAATGCGGCAGTGGAAGCAAAACTCCGCAAAACTGCAAAAGTGAGTTCTACCGATAGCATGATGATTCTTGAGGAATCAGGAAAGATTGCTGGTCGTGATGTTCTGGTAACTAACCAGGTGCCAAGCAATCTAACTAAAGGTACTGGCACCAATCTCTCTGCGATCGTGTATGGAGATATTAGCCAGGTGTTGATGGGGCAGTGGGGTACTCTGGAGTTGGATGTTGATAGTTCAAACCAGTTTGCTTCCGGTGCTATTCGTGTCCGTGCGTTGTGGGATGTAGATGTGGCAATTCGCCATGCAGCTGCATTCTCTGCAGTCGTGGATGCTGTTACCACTTAAACCATAGAGTCTAGGTTGGGATGTTGTTAGGACTCTATGGCATTCGTCTTCAAACTATCAACATCACCTGACTCTCTAGCCAAGAGTGACGTACCTCAGGATGCTCCCGTTTCAGAGTAGCACGGTACATATATTTTCTGTCTTGCAGTAGTAAGGCGTAACCTTATACAGGGGGTGTCAAGATGGTTGTGCCCTGTATGCTGATGCTGGAGGGTTCTGGCGTTGGTTCTAATATTGGATATCTAGTATTAGTCATAACCCACAATCATCCTGATCTAATAGTTCGCGCTTTCTGTTAGATGATGTATCTCAGATGCCTTGTACCGGAGGTGATACGATACAAAAAGGCCGCCTAGTTATCTGGGCGGCCTTTTATTTTGCGTGTTTGATAAATTGATTATCAGTCTATCGGTTCTGGTTCTCTTAATTCTTGAGCGCGCTGTTGTAACAGTCTGCAGGTTTGAGGGTCGTGTAGATCAAGAATATCTGCAGCTGCCTTAAGTACAATTTGTGTATTAAGGTCGCTCCATTCATCTGTAGCAGTTTCGTGATGATCAACGGTTGCTGGCGGCCTGCTCTCTGTTAATGCGTCAGTGCAGAGGTCGTGAGCCAGCCAAGCCATATTTCTTATTTCATCATCTGGTATATGGTCTGGTGATCTGTAGTACATCATAAATCCCATCATTCCCTGTATCTTCGATAGGGCGATGTGCATACGGTCAAACTGCTCTACTATTTCTTGTTTTGAGTTCATTGCGTTCTCCTTTTTACTGAAAAAGATAAGCATGTATTCAAATAGACTTTTATATACCTACAGGACAACAAGGTTTATAATTGCCAGCATCAATCACATGCCGAATTAACAGACATTTCAGAGTGCATACCTACTGCATACCGGATGAAAAAGAACAGTTAGACGGTGTGAATAAATCACAAGTAACTATTTGAAAAAACAAGAGAATATACATGGTGCCTGGGAGAGGACTTGAACCTCCACGGGGTTGCCCCCACTAGCACCTGAAGCTAGCGCGTCTACCAATTCCGCCACCCAGGCAAGGTGTGGATGAGCGCGCACTTTACCGACC